GATCCAGCGCTTGACTTCCAGACACTTGCTCCGCACTTCGGTGTCTTCGTCGTCCAGGGCGAAGTCCACCGTCTTGGCGGTGATTCCGAACTGGTCGTAGAAGTTGTAGAGGATGGTGGCGGCGTCGCCGTCCACCAGGATGCCCTTCATGGCGCCGACGCGCATCCACTCCAGGGTGATGCCGTGCTTGTCGCGCATGGTCTGGACCTTCTGGAGCAGCAGGCGGTTCTGGGTGTCGGCGAGGCTGGCGGAGCCGAAGGCGCGGACGCCTTGGACATCGCTGGGCAGCACCACATCATCGTGGGGGATGTGGGGGATGACGAAGGAGCGCAGCTTGCGCTTGCCGACGTTGCCCACGGTGGCGGGGCCGCCCGGGGGCACGGAAGGCAGGAGGTTCAGGATGCCATTCTGTTCCTCCACCAGGATGCTGCGGGTGGTGACGCCTTGGTCGGCGAAGATCCCGGAGTCCTGGATCAGCCTGGGGTTGTTGGGCAGCTTGTTGGTGGCCACCGTCAGCTCGGCGAGCGAGAAGCCGTCGGCGGCAAAGGGGTCGGTCATGATTTCGGACATGGTTTCTCCTTAACCTCCCCGGTCGCCGGGGCGGCACAAAAAATGTGATGGGCGGAGTCCAGGGTCTCCGCCCCATTTCAAACGCAATGTTGCTAGACGCCGGAGCGGGCGATGATCTGCAACGCGGCCAGGTCGGTGACTGCGGCGGACTTGCCGCTGGTATCGGACGTGCCGTAGTCCAGATTGTCTTTGTTCACCAGCGCGGGGCCGCGGACCAGGCAGGCCGCCGGGCGGCTGATCTTGGTGACGCGGAGCGTGGTGTCGGTGTAAGTGGTGTCGGTGACGCTGGCCGATGCGCAGGTCAGCGAGGTAGGCGTCGGCACGGAAAGCACAATCTGATTGGCGTTCAGGTCGGCGTCCGTGGTGCAGCCGGAGATGGCGATGATGTCGCCGACGACGATGCCGTGATCGGCGGGGAAGTTGATGGTGGAGACGTTGGCGGCGTCGATGATGTTGGTGACGGTCTTGGCGTCTTCCACCGCCTGGGCCTCGATCAGGATGGCCGCGGCGGCGGCCGGATTCGAGTTGTCGTAGGCGGCGTACTTGGAGAATACCGACTCGGTCCCCAGCACGGCGCCGGAAGGCAGAGCGGCGGGCACCAGGACGGTGAGGGTGCCGCGGCAGTAATTGGGAGGGGCGAACTCTTCCTTGAGCCAGTCGCCCAGAACTTTCGCTTGGCTGAGCAGGGACATAGGTTATCTCCTTTTTTCTTCGCCTCTGGGGCGAGTGGTTCTAGTTGCGGGATGATTCGGCGGCCAGTTTTTCGGCCGCTTTGACGATGGGGGAAGCGGCGATCTCGGCTTCGGTCTTGGGGCCGCGGCGGGCGGCCTGGCGCGGGTTGTCAGCGCCGGTGGAAGGCAGGACCGCGGCGTGGATCTCCAGCTCGGCGGCGGCGCGCGCGTTCTGAACTTCGGTGCGGATCTCCTCGAGGGGTTTGCCGCTGCGGATGTATTCCGCGGCGGGCAGGACGGCCAGGGCGCAGAGTTCGGCGACTTCGGCGGCATAGGCCAGGACGGCCGAGCGCGAGGAATTATCCACGGATTTCACGGATTCCACGGATGGGACCGGAACCGGAGCGGAGGCCGCGGCGGCCACAGAAACGCTAACCATGGATTCCACGGATTCCGCGGATTGGGCCGGGACCGGAGCGGAGGCGAGGGATATGGGGATAGGGGACATGGAATTGACTCCTTTGACGCGGGCGGTTAGAGCGGCCATGGCGTCGGCAAAAGTTCCGAGCTGATCGGCGAAGCCCACATCCACGCCGTTCTGGCCGAAGTAGAGCGCGGCTTCGGTCTTACGGACTGCGGCAGCGCTCAGGCCGCGGTTGCGGGCGACGGTCGAGACGAACATCGCGTAGGTGCGATCGACTTCCGCCTGGAAGGTGGCGCGGGCGTCGGCACTGAGCGGCTCGAAGGGATTGCCATCCACCTTGTGCGCGCCGGCAAAGATGAGGGTGGGCTTGATGCCTTCCTTGGCGTCGTAGGCGGACTGGTCCACGTGCATCATCCAGACGCCGACCGAACCGACGCCGCTCGATTTGGAGACGTAGAGGCGATCGGCGGCGCTGGCCAGGGCATAGGCGGCGGAGAAAGCATCGCCATCGGCGACGGCATAAATGGGCTTCGAGCCGCGCTGGGAATAGACCAGGTCGGCCAGCTCCATGGCTCCGGCCGATTCTCCGCCGGGGGAATCCACCAGGAGCATGACGCCTTTGATGGCGGGGTCGGTGGCGGCATCCATAAATTCGTTCTCGAGTTCGGCGTAGGTGGTGGGCCCGCCGGACATGAAATCGCCGACGGCGCGCTTAACCAGGGGCCCGATGATTTCGATCACCGCGATGCCGTCAGCGGTGACGAAGTAAGGCTTGCGCTGTTTGCCGGACGTGCCGGGATCGCCCGGGCCGTAAACCAGCACGGAAAGAATCACGTCGAGCTTGTGGCGCTCGATGAGCAGCGGCACGCCGAAGATGCGGGAGGCAAGGTGCGGATATTTCATCACTGGACCACTCCTTGGTCGGCGGCGGGCGGCTGCTTGGCGGGGACGGTGATGGTCTCGCGCGTCGCCGGGTCGGCGGCCTGCGCGGCAGCGGCGCCGTTGTTGGCGGTCTTGCGCGGGTCGGAATCGTAGACGTTGCCGGCGTTGTCGGCGCGGGCGTTGTCGGCGGTGATTTCGGCTTCGACTTGCTCGGGATCGTAGCCGCGTTCATGAATGACGGCGGTACGCGAGGTAAATCCGCAGCGGACTTCTTCCTTGGTGGCCAGCACGTCCTTGAGCGGATCGACCCATTCCCACTTGGGGGTGCGCCATTCGACGGAGTAGAGATCGCGCCAGGCCTGGGCGCCCGAGGGCATAGGCAGCGCGCCTGCCAGGACTGCGGCGTCAATCCAGCGCCGCCAGAAGGGGCGGCAGAACTGGTGGGCAAAAGTCTGAAACTGGAACTGCTCGATGCGGCGGCGGAATTCCAGCAGGCCGGCGCGGATGGAGGAGTAGTTGACGCCCTCCAGGTCCCCGGTGAGCTGTTCATAGGTCACACCGACGCCGGCGGCGACGGCATGCAGCATCGGCTTTAGAAATTCCGCGAAGCCGCTGGGATCGGGCGGCTCGTTGAATTCCAGCGTATCGCCGGGATCGAGGTCGATTACGGTGCCGCCGGTAAGTTCGCCAAAGCCCACGTCGGCGCCGGTTCCTTCTCCGGGGGCGATGGCATTTGCCAACGGGCCGATGTCATCGAGATTGGCGCGGCGCTGCCAGCCGAGGAACATGTTGGCGAGCTTCTGCCGGACCAGGACGGCGTCGACGAACTGGTCGAGTTCGTAGAGCGTGACCATCACCGGGGTGAGCCAGGGCTGGCCGCGATACTGTCCGGCGCGGAGGACCTGAAAGATGTGGGCGACGGAATCGGCCGGCACGCGAACCTGCTCATTGGCCTGCGTCGAAAGCGCGAAGACGCCGAGCTGAGGATGCTCGCGATAAAGCCAGTAGGCGGCGCGTGCGCCCAGAGCGTCGAACTCGATGCCGCTGCGGATGACGTTCAGCCCGCCGGCCGCCTGACCGGGCGCGGGGCGGGTGTCCATGAACGGCAGATGCTCGGCGGGAATGATTTGAAGCTGCAGCGGAACCAGCAGGCCGTCGGATGGGCGGCGGGGACGGAAGCGGCCCAGCACTTCCCCGGCTTGGAAGACCTCGCGCGCGGCGGTGGCCTGCTGGCCGTAAAAGTCGGTGACCCCGGCGGAATCCGTCTCATCGCAAGAGTCGCGCCAGAGCAGATTGACTTTCTTGCGCAACTCCTCCTGGGGATGAAGCGACTGCGGCTTGATGCCAACGCCGATGGCGTTGGCGACGAAAGAATCCTCGGCGCAGCGGGCCCAATGGTTTTTGCGGACCAGGCCGCGGCAGCGGCGGACCAGCTGATCGCCTTCGGCGGCCAGCATGGAGGCGATGGCCGCGTCGGTTTCCTGCCAGGCGGCCAGGCGCTTGCGCGCCGAAGCGCCCTCAAAAGCGGTGGAGGGCGCCTGAGCGAGCAAGGCACGGCCAAAGGAGCGGGCGGCGCGGCCGAGTTGGCGGAAGTAAGCCATTCAGAAGCGGGACAATCCGGGGGGGCCCGGATTGGGACCTATATGCATGACTCCAGTGGTCACTTAATCCGCCTCGCGCCCAGCGCAGGTTGGGCCGCTTCCGACTTTTCCAGGTGGTACAAGGCGACCACTGATCTCCGTTAAGTCGTTGTCTTCAAGCGGCTGCGCTAAGCCAGGTAGCTGCCACAATCTTGTGGTATCGCCTTCATTGACGATTCCCCACATTCCCACGAAGTAATCAGATTCTCCCCGGAGCTTCACCCAGTAGAATCCATCGTCTCTTGTTTTCATATAAGATCCGCCTTTCGTGGGAGTCGTGTATATAGATCCCCCCGGATTGTCCCTGTGTGTCATGGGTGGAAACTGCTAGACCATCCGTTCCAGGCCAGCGGTGTCGGCGGCCGGGAGATCGGCGCAGTTGACCAGGGTCAAGTAGTTGCCGTCGTCCACGTCCCACTTGACCACCGCTCCGGTGCCGGAGGTGGCGTAGCAGGCGTCGAGGATGATCTCGCCGCTGGTCTTGGGGGCGCTGAACTTGAAGACCCCGCTCTGGGCGATGGCCCGGTTGGGATCCCAACTCACGAAGCCGCAGCGCTCGAAGATGTTGAGGTCCTGGATGCCGGTGGCGCCGGTGACCAGGACCAGCGGGTGATTGCTGGTGTGGTCGAGACGCCGGGTGATCAGGCAATTCTTGAAGATGTTGCGGCTGGCCTGGTTCTTGAATTCGATCTCCGCGTTGGCGGCGGTGCCGGCCCCGGTGGTTCCCAGGCCGATGATGCACTCCTCGAAGACGTTCTCGGAGGCGCCGTCGAGCAGCAGCGAAGAGGCCCCGGCAATGTCGTTGGCGTCGTTACCGATGCCGGCGATGTGGCAGCGGTAGAAGTGGTTCCGCGAGCCGGTGACCCAGAGGCAGCCGGTGGGGAGCGCCGAGGCCACTCCGGAAAAGAACTGCAGGCCGGAGAAGGAGCATCCGTTGGCGCTGACTTTCGCCAGCATGGAGGCGGTGGCGAAGGTGGAGAGGAGGGAGACGCGGGCGCGGGGGGAAAACAGCGATCCGCTGTGCGCGCCGACCAGGTGGGTGAAGTCCTTGTTCCAGAGCAGGGCGGCGCCGTTGGCGACGCTGGACTGATAGTCGGTGCAGCTCGCCGAAGCCACGCCTTCACCATACATCAGGCCGACGTCGTTCTGATCGGCGGTCATGGCGGCCAGCAGAGCGGCCAGGGTTTTGAAAGCCTGGCGCGTGGATTTGCCGGTGTTGGCGTCGAGGCCGTTGAGCGGGCGGACGTGATGGATGTTGCCCTGCAGGAAGGGCAGGAAATGGGGCAGGTTCGGAAGGATGGGCGTGCCCAGCACGCGAGGGATGGAGGGATGCGGTTGCATGGGTTTCCTTTCGTCTCAGTGGGGAACGTCAAGCGAGAGAGACCGACTCGGCCGCCGCGGCGGCCTTGGCGTTCGGATTTTTCCGCGGACTACAGACCTTTGGAGCCGGAGAGGCGGATCTGGCGGACGCGCGTGGAGCCGGCGGCGCTGTTGCGCAGACCCTTGAAATAATCCAGGCCCTTAAAAATCTCCTCCTGGGTGCGGTAGACGATGCGGCGGTTCTCAAAGGTGACTTCCGCCGCGCCGGAGCCGAGGGCGGCTTCCAGGGAAGCGATGATGCTGTCGATTTGGGAGGAGGAGAAAGACATAGGTTACGCCCTCTTGAGATTCCGCCACCACCGAGCGGATCCAGGCTTCCCATGA